ATAGCCATAATCCCATGTCTCGATTACATCTCTCGCATTGATGATGTTAGTTGCCCATCTATTGTTAGGTGACAAGGCAGAAACAACACCTACTACCATGTGAATAGGCAAATCAAATCTTTCAGCGAGGATGCGACATTCCTCATACGCTTTCGCATACCATGCGATACCATCTGCAACGTCCTCTGGCTTTGCCTTGCGTCTGATAGCGATAATATTCTTGATAGCAATTTCCATTTTAAATTCTTTTTTCATTTCAATCTCCGATTGGTTAAGCCCAAGGTTGGGGTTAGTTGTGCTAGGCTTTTAACGTGGTCGCATCACCGCTTACATACCGCCTAGACTTCACGATATGCCCCCATGTCACCTTGCTTGGCATAGCTTTCAACTAACATGGGGATAGCCTACTCACACTTTTTGTGCCATTAGATTTTTGCTACATTTTAAAACCTTTCAATTTGTTAGCCCCAAGGTTGGGGTTAGTTAAGTGTTATATAAATAAAATATATATTCATAAATGAATTATATATATTTTATGTTATAACCCTAAAGTGTTTCAGCTACAACATACTATCCAATATAGCCATTGCATTGGCAATGTCAATAGCTTTCTTTCTGCTCTCGTATTCCCGTGCCATAGCTTTGGCTTGCCCAGACTGATAGCAAAAATACTCTGTATTTTCACGAGAAGGCATGACTGCCTTGCCATAAGCATGGTCGAGTGATTGCCATGATGAAACTACAGGCTTGTGTTTGCCAACAGGTAGTATGTAAGTTTTAGCCATAATTTATCCCCGATAAAAAGTAAGTAAGAAGCCTATAATTGATAGGCTACACATAGCCATAGCCAAGTATGAAATCCAATTCAAATCACTAAAAGTGATAGCCCAAAGGTAGCCTATGGCATACCAAAAGGTAGCCATAAGCAATGTGATGAAACGCTCAATAGTCATTATGCAACTTCCTTATCTAACATAGTTAGCTGTTCTTTAAGAGCCATCATAAATTCCTTTACAGGAATATTGTTTACTTCACATTGAAGCAATGCTTCAAAAGCAATTTCTTCGGCATTCATTTGTGTGAAGGCTTTGACCTCCTCAATCTCTGGTTGGTTAGCCCCAACATTGGGGTTAGTCTCAGCCTTTGGCTCTTGTGTAGCCTTTGGCTCTTGTGCAGGCTTTGAAGCCTTTCTCATAGCTGATTGCAAAGCAGTAAGAGATGTGAAGCCTTTCTTGCTTTTAGCAATAAATGCTCTTGCCTCAGTTTCATTAGTATGAAACCAGAGAGCTTCAGAACGCCTTTGAGAATCGATAGAATGAATACCGCAATCCTTTAGCCTTTGGCTAGAGATACGCTCTCCACCCTCTTGCTTTAAAGCAAACATTAGCTTGCCAAGTCTGGCTGTAAAGCCATCTGATTGGATATCAGCTTTAAAACCACGCTTTGCTTTAGCATCACGCTGTTTGTCTAACTTTGCTAAAGCCTTGCCTTCGGCTTCAAGAGTAGTGATTTCAGCAGAAAATGTTGCGATTTGGTTGTTCATTTTTATCTCCATATTTTAAGTGTTATAAATAAATATTAATTACTCACAACAAGTTGTGATTAATATTTATATAACACGTAGAAAATATGAGAGAAATAAGGGGTTGGCTTTCCGTAACGCATCACGCCATCCTCTGCCCCTGCCGTTTCATGGGTGACTGCAAAAATATATTTCATATATATTTTGAAGTTGGTGCGTGAAACTCGTGATGTGAGAGCGAGGCTTGGCTGATGGGGGATAGTAGCCCCAACATTGGGTTTAGTTATATCTGTAGATATAAAAGTTTGTGCATCGGCATTGTAAATCTTTACAAGATTCTGTAAGCTGGACTTTACATCATGTCTTCGACATGGCAACTGATACCATAACAGTTGTTTACAACTGGTGGAAACACTGCATCTATTACATTTTCAATGTAGAGGCACAAGATGTTGATGCAGATTGGCTCTAACAGCGCACATGATGCGTCTTCCTTCCTGCACACACGCTCGGTTAGAGGGGGACGGGCATGAGCCAGTGGGGGGTGTATGCGTTATATATACACAGAAACACACAGATTAGGTAAATTAAGCGTTAACCACAATAGCAACTGATGTGTATGGGCATACCTAGTATGGAATATTTTTCTACTAACCACACTAATATAGGAATATATTTCTCCTATTGCATTTTATGTATTGACACTCCTTGACAAAGCTGATATAATTATACATATAAAGTGTTTCATTAAGAGTGTTTATATATTTAAATTATATATTCACTTAAATGCTCATTAACTATATTATATATTCTTTGCTAATATCACTTTAACTGTAACACTTACAGTGATACTATTTGTAATGAATAAATTTGTGTTATAATAAATTTAAGGCTTGACTTCCGTGGCAAAATCCGTAAAACTATACACAGACGATGTACTTACAGCTTTCTATGCTGCCATCCGTACTAATTCACTTGACCGATTGCACATACCACACAGCGATGTGTACTATGTTCGTAGTGCATTGGAGACTAAGTTCTCCCCACGTAAGTTTACACTTAAAGAAACCGAAGATTATATGCGGTTAGAAGGCTGGACAGACTAATGTTTACAACATTCGTAATGGCATGTTCAATGCTATCAGGCCAATGCATTATAGTTGAGGATATATACGGACCATATCCAAAAGAAATACACTGCGTAGAACGTGCTGCAGTAATGGTCACAGATGTAGCAGAAATATTGGGAACACCACACTCATTTTCATTTCAATGTAAGTTTGATAGAGGCGTTTAATGGCTATACCAGAGCGTGTTAAAACAAAGATGAAGGAAGAGGGACTATCTGGCGTTAATAAGCCGAAGCGTACCCCTAGTCACAAAACTAAGTCTCACTGTGTGATGGCTAAAGAAGGTGACACGTATAAATTTATTCGCTTTGGACAACAAGGCGTATCAGGTGCTGGGAAATCTCCTACAACTGCGAAGGACAAGGCACGTAAGAAATCATATTATGCTAGACATAATGCACAAGGTAAACCGACCAGCAAGCTGAGTGCTAAGTACTGGTCACATAAAGTTAAATGGTAGGAGATTACTATGGCAAAAATAAAAATAATACGAGATGCAGTAAAGAAAGCAGTCAAAGATGCAGATAAATTAGAAAAAGAAGCACCTAAACCTAAAAAGAAACCTATTAAAGAAGGTAAGATAACAGAGTTTGAAGGTGCTCGTGCTAATCCAGATACATTAGGCAGTGATAAAATTGCTCGTGATGTAGAAGCTGGTTTTACTGGCGAAGTTACTTTTGGTAAAGCTGTCGGTTTTTTAGAGGCACAACGTACCCCATCTTCTAAGGCTGTAGCTAAAGTAAAAGCAGATTTACAAAAAATATTCCAAGAAGGAAGTGATGCTACTGTAGCACAAAAAACTAAAGCCAGAAAACTATATAGACAGTTAGAAGAAAAAGATGCACTTGATACAATGTCTGCTAGAGCAAAAGGCGCAGATACTGCAAGAGCAAATAATAAAAAACCAAAACCTGCTAGAACAGATTATGTAGACCCTGAAACAGGTGAAATTTTTGGTAAGCCTACTAAGAATGCAGTTCAGGCAGCTTTGAGAAATGCTCGTGCTAGAAATATGACGGCACGTGAACGTGAATATAAAGCATATTTAGAAAAAGAATACGGTGTTGAGTTTAATAAAGGCGGTGTGGTAAAAAGCAATAAAGGCTCACATGATTATCGTATGAACAAAGGTGGTTTGTTATTATCATCTGTAGATAATAGGAAGAAAAAATAATGGCTGAGATGTCTCCGAGTAAAGCATTAACAATTACACAGAACCCTCAAGATTATACTGTGCAAGAACGTAAAGATGCTAAGAAAGTTTTAGATGCCTATGCTTCTACGGCAGGAGAAGGTGGTAAAGGTAGCAGAGGACAAAAGCTAAATAAAGGTGGTGACGTTACTGTAGTATCTATTGGCGTTGGTAAGATGAAAAAGAAGGATGCCAAGAAACTTGCTAAAGCACAAATGGCTGAAGGTGGTATGGCATACGGTAAGAAGCATATGTACGCAGCAGGTGGTTCAGTTACAATGAACCCCGGACTGAAAGCATTAAAGGCAGCAAGTCCTAAAGCATTTAATAAAATTACTGGGAACTAATGCATCCAGTAGAACAAGACATACGTAACTGGTCACATAATTTTCTTGAGATACCAAACGTAAAGTTAAATGGATTACCACCATGCCCATACGCTGCTAAAGCGTGGGCAGATAATCAGGTGATGTTCAGTGTTAACACAGGTCTTGAAGGTCTACGTGCAGAGATACAGATATTTGATAGTCACGATTATGACATAGTTGTATGGGCTGACGAAGATATGCCAAGCATGGAATACCTAGATGGTTTTTGTGATGGCATGAATGAAGCACTAAGTCTAGCAGGTATAGATTTACACTTGATGGTGTTTCATCCAGAGTTTGATGCTAGTGATGCAGGGCTTGACTTTTTAGAAGAAGATGGTATAACTAGTAGTGATTTAGAATACTGCATGGTTTTTGTGCAGCGTTTGTCAGTGTTAGATGATGCTGCACTGAGTTTAGAGAAGTCAGGATATTATAAACATTTTCCCGATGAAACATATGAAGCCTTGGTTCTTGATAGAAGGAGATTACGAAATGGCTGAAAGAAAAAAAGCAAGTAAAAATGAATTTATGGCAATGGCTAGAAAAATGGGTCTTAGTGTAAAAGAAATGCAAGAGATGCTTGGTTTTCCGACACTAGATAAAGAAGGGGTAAAGAAACACGCAAAAGGTGGTATGCTTACTCCCGTAGCTAAAAAGAAAATGCGTGGCGGTGGCATGGCTAAGATGGCTAAGAAAAAAATGATGCGTGGTGGCGTAGCAAAGAAAAAGTAATGGCAGAACTAAAAAACATTATAGTAGATGCTTACTGGACATTTTTAAGTCATTTATTTCTGAAGACAGCTAGACTACTTGGCAGATGGAATATAAAACTGCACAAGTGGTCAGTCATCTGTATAGATAAAGTGCGGATAAAATAGTATGCCTAATTTAGACATTGTTAAGTTTTATACAGAATCTGTTGATTTAACCAGTACAGCAGATACAGATATATATGTAGTTCCCTCTAGTTTTTCTGCAGTAATAAAGCATTTTTTTGTTAGCAATAATGGTAGTAATAATGAAGACTACACATTAAAATTTTTTCATGCAGATGATTCAGTAACACATACTCTGTTGGATACACATAACATAACAAATGGTAAATCTATTGAAACTATATTTGATGACGGTAAACCATTTTTTATGCATCAAGGGGATAAACTAATTGTTGCAGCAGGAACTGCAAATAAATTAGTTGTCACAGTTTGTGCGGAAGAATACTTTGATTCTAATAGGTAAAGACTATGAAAAAGAAATCGACAGTAAATAAAGCAGGTAATTACACTAAGCCAACAATGCGTAAGAACCTGTTCAATAGAATAAAGTCAGGCACTAGTGGCGGTGGAGCAGGTCAGTGGTCTGCAAGAAAAGCCCAGATGTTAGCCAAGCAGTATAAAGCAAAAGGTGGTGGGTACAAGTAAACTGCTACACGTGAAAGGGGAGACACATGTTAGCAGAGTTAGCAGCAGCAAATGCGGCATTCGGTGTTATAAAACAAACCGTAATGAACGGAAAAGATTTAGCTAGTGCTGCACACAGTATTGGTGAATACATTGGAATCAAGGAACAACTAGAGAAGCAAGGTAATAAAAAGAAAAACTCATTCTGGTCAGCTTTCAAAGGTAAAGGTGCAAATGATTTAGATGAGTTTATGGCACTTGAAAAAATAAAAGAACAAGAGCATGAACTTAAAGAACTGATGATGTTATATGGTAGATATCATTTGTGGGATGATTGGCAGAGATTCCAAGCCAAGATGAGAAAGCAAAGAAGAGAAGAAGAAGAAAAAGCACGTAAGAAAAGAAAGCAAATAATAGAAGGTATACTTCTTACTATACTTATTATTGTAGGATTAGGTGGTTTAGCTTTAGTAGTCTGGTTTGCTATCTTCTTGAAAGGTTTATAATGTCACTAGCGAAGTCACAAAAGAGTTTAAAGTCATGGACAAAACAAAAGTGGAGAACCAAATCTGGGAAACCATCAGCAGAAACTGGAGAAAGATACCTTCCTACTTCAGCGATACAGAGCCTGTCATCTGCGGAGTATGCGGCAACATCACGAGCGAAACGCCAAGGAACAAAAAAGGGCAAACAGTTTGTGAAGCAACCGAAAGCAATTGCAAAGAAAACAGCGAGGTTTAGACGAGGTGCTTAATATGTTAATAGGACCTGTAGCAGATTTAGCTGGTACATGGTTAAGTGGTAAGGTAGAAGAGAAGAAAGCACAGTCTGCTACTAAAGTAGCTAGAGCGCAAGCTGAAGCTGTAGTAATGCAGAAAAAAGCTACAGGTGAAATAGACTGGGATTTGGAGATGGCTAAAGGTAGTCAGTCTTCGTGGAAAGATGAGTGGCTTACCATCCTATTTAGTATTCCACTTATACTAGCATTCATCCCCGGAATGGAAGAGGTAGTAGCAAATGGGTTTGCCCAGTTGGAAGCAATGCCTCAGTGGTATCAGTATAGTCTTGGCATTATTGTGGCTGCTTCTTTTGGAGTACGTAGCGCAACTAAATTCTTCGGAAAGAAATAACAATGGCTGCAAAGAAAATATTAGAGTACAAGATTCTACCACGCCTAATGATGCTTGTAATGACGATAATGTATATACGAGTAATTGAGTGGGGCATTTCCTTAGATGATATCAGTACACAACAAAGTGCAATGATATCTGTAGTTAGTGGTGCAATGACAGGTGCATTCGCAGTTTGGTTAGGTAGTGAGAAGAAATGAAGTACGACAGAGAAACCTTTATAAAGAAGCTGATTGAAGGAGAAGGTCTTGTGCTGACAGTGTACCAAGATACGCTAGGCATTGATACAATCGGCATCGGAAGAAACCTAAAAGACCGTGGCATTAGTAAAGCAGAACTTGACCATATGGATATTCCAAATATGGATGTTGTATACGAGCATGGCATTACAAAAGAAGATGCGGTCTATTTAGCAACGAATGACGTACAGATTGTCGAAGAAGAACTATGCCGAGCGCACCCTTGCGTGGATAGCTTAGACAGTGTACGTCAACTTGTAGTCATGGATATGGCATTTAATATGGGAGTGCCAAGATTAAAGAAGTTTAAAAACATGTGGGCAGCTATACATGACAATGACTTCAAGACTGCCGCAAAAGAAATGCTTGATAGCAGATGGGCAAGGCAGGTAAAAGGACGTGCTACACGTTTAGCCCATGCTATGGCAACAGGAGAAATGAAGTGACACGACAGCTAAACGAAAGACAGCAGAAGTTCTTAGCAGTTCTGTTTGAAGAAGCAAACGGTGATGTTGTACAAGCAAAGAAAATTGCTGGGTATGCAGAGAATACACCCACCACTTCTATTGTTAAAGGATTGAAGGATGAGATACTAGAAGCTACATCTATGTACATGGCACGTAACGCACCAAAGGCGGCAATGGCTATGACAGGTGCGCTATATGACCCAACAGAATTAGGCATACGTGATAAGATGGCAGCAGCAAAAGAATTACTAGACCGTTCAGGTTTAGTAAAGACAGAGAAGATGCAAGTAGAAGCAAGCGGTGGTGTTATGCTTATGCCACCTAAAGCTACAAGTGAAGATGACTAGAAGCATAGGCAAGTGGAAACTTCCACAACCGACAGATATAAAAGAAGAGAACGAGTGGGTACAGATACCACGTATAGCACGTACCGTACCATTCGGATATAAGTTCAATGAAGAAGACCCTGACATTCTTGACCCCATACCAACTGAATTAGATTTATTAGAAAAGGCTAGACAACATGTAAATCAATACAGCTATCGTGAGGTAGCTAATTGGTTAAGTACAAACTCTGGCAGGTATATATCTCACGTAGGATTAAGGAAACGGTTACAGAATGAGCGACAACGTAAGAACCAAGTTGCAAGCATCCGCAAGTGGGCAGAATATGCGGAAAAGGCAATCGCCAAAGCGAAAGCCCTTGAAGAAGAAAGAACAGGCGCAAAAGCCAACGGTTGAGATTAAAGACATTGACTTAGATGAGTTTCAAGAAGAGGAACACGCTAATGTCTTATTTAAACCAAACCCCGGACCACAGACAGACTTTCTAGCTGCAGGGGAACGTGAGGTACTATATGGTGGTTCAGCAGGTGGTGGTAAGTCCTACGCCATGTTAGCAGACCCACTACGTTATATGGGGCATCCAGCATTTAGCGGATTGCTGTTACGACATACAACAGAAGAACTTCGTGAACTTATATTTAAGTCACAAGAGTTGTACCCAAAAATATGGCCGGGCATTAAGTGGTCGGAACGAAAGATGCAGTGGACTGCCCCTTCTGGTGCGAGACTGTGGATGTCTTATCTTGATAGAGATGATGACGTTCTTCGCTATCAGGGTCTAGCGTTTAGCTGGATAGGCTTTGACGAGTTAACACAGTGGCAGTCACCTTATGCATGGAATTACATGCGTTCTCGTCTTAGGTCTACTGCACCAGATTTGCCTATCTTTATGAGGGCAACAACTAACCCCGGTGGAAGAGGTCATGCTTGGGTTAAGAAGATGTTTATTGACCCGTCAGCATATGGAAGGGCATTTGATGCGACAGATATTGAAACAGGTGAAGTTCTCAAATATCCAGCAGGGCATAGCAAAGCTGGTAAAGCCTTATTTAAGCGAAGGTTTATCCCGGCACGATTGTCTGACAACCCATACCTATCAGACACAGGTGACTACGAAGCTATGCTTCTTTCGCTTCCTGAACAACAACGTAGACAGTTGCTTGACGGTGATTGGGATATTAAGGAAGGGGCAGCGTTTACCGAATTTAATCGGGATATCCATGTTGTTGAGCCTTTTGATATACCTAACAACTGGGTTAAGTTCAGAGCATGTGACTATGGTTATGGTTCATACAGTGGCGTGGTTTGGTTTGCCGTTAGCCCAAGTGAGCAACTCATTGTCTATAGAGAACTATACACTTCCAAAGTACTTGCCACTGACTTAGCAGATATGGTGCTAGAGTTAGAAGCAGGTGATGGTAATATTAAGTATGGTGTTCTTGACAGTTCTCTTTGGCATAAACGTGGTGATACTGGTCCTAGCCTTGCAGAGCAGATGATTAATAAAGGTTGCAGATGGCGACCATCAGACAGAAGCAAAGGTAGCCGTGTTTCTGGTAAGAATGAAATTCACAGACGACTACAGGTAGATGAATATACGGAAGAGCCAAGACTTGTTTTCTTTAGTAATTGTACGAACATTATCTCACAGATTCCAGCTTTGCCTATTGACAAGAAGAATCCAGAAGATATTGACACACATGCGGAAGACCACTTGTATGATGCGTTAAGATATGGTATAATGTCAAGACCACGCTTTAGTATATTTGACTACGACCCACACGGAAGACCCGGTGGTGGTATGCAAGTAGCAGATTCAACCTTTGGATATTAAGGATAATAAAATGGCTGAAGACGAAAATGTAATGATTGAAGATGACGCTATTGCATTAGAAGATGTAAAAGAAGATAGTGTTAGTGAAGATACTGATGTGTCTTCTATCATTCCTTTTATTCGTGAAAGATATAAAAGAGCAGAAGATTATCGGTATCAAGATGAACAGCGTTGGCTAAAAGCCTATCGTAATTACCGTGGATTATACGGACCTGATGTAGCTTTTACTGAATCGGAGAAGTCACGTGTCTTTATCAAAGTTACGAAAACAAAAACTCTTGCGGCTTATGGGCAAATCGTTGATGTTCTTTTTGCTAATAATCTCTTTCCTGTATCTGTTGAACCTACTGAGTTACCAGAAGGAGTTGTCGCAGATGTCAACTTTGACCCCAAAGAGCCAGAGCAATTACGTGGTGATACTTCAGTAAGTAGCCCATATGGTTTCGCAGGAGATGGTAAAGACTTACCACCGGGTGCTACAGCAAAGACACTAGAAGAAATGCTTGGTCCTTTAAAGGGCAAATTAGAGGGTATAGACGGACTTAAAGAGGGTGTGGGCAAAACACCTACCTCAATCACCTTTAGCCCTGCTATGGTGGCTGCAAAGAAGATGCAGAAGAAAATCCATGACCAGCTAGAAGAATCAGGTGCAAGTAAACACTTACGTAACTCTGCATTTGAGATGGCATTATTTGGTACTGGTGTAATGAAAGGTCCTTTTGCTGTAGATAAAGAATATCCTAATTGGGGAGAGGATGGTGAGTATGACCCAGTTTTCAAAACAATGCCACAAGTTTCCCACGTTTCTGTATGGAATTTCTATCCTGACCCTGATGCCAATAATATGGATGAAGCGCAGTATGTCATTGAGCGACATAAGATGTCACGAACGCAACTTCGGAATCTCAAAAAACGCCCGATGTTCAGAGCGAATGTAATTGATGAAGTTGTAAGTCTAGGTGAAAACTACATTAAAGAATATTGGGAAGATGACTTAGCTGACTATGCGCCTGAACACGGTGTAGAAAGATTTGATGTATTAGAATATTGGGGTATGGTAGATACAGATACTTTAGAAGAAGCTGGTGTTGAGATACCTAAAGAATTAATGGAGTTAGATGAGTTACAAGCTAACGTGTGGATTTGTAATGGTAAGCTACTTCGTATGGTGCTTAACCCATTTAAACCTGCTAAAATACCGTATCATGCTGCACCATATGAGTTAAACCCATACTCATTCTTTGGTGTAGGTATTGCTGAAAACATGGACGATACACAGACATTGATGAATGGCTTTATGCGTATGGCTGTTGACAATGCTGTATTATCAGGCAATCTTATTGTAGAGGTTGATGAAACAAACCTAGTGCCGGGTCAAGACTTGTCACTGTATCCGGGCAAGGTGTTCCGCAGACAAGGTGGCGCACCCGGTCAGGCTATCTTTGGTACAAAGTTCCCGAATGTATCTAGCGAGAACATGATGTTGTTTGACAAGGCTCGTGTACTTGCAGATGAAAGCACAGGCTTCCCATCATTTGCACATGGTCAGACAGGTGTATCAGGCGTAGGTAGAACTGCTAGTGGTATATCAATGCTAATGAATGCAGCGGCAGGTGGTACTAAGAGTGTTATTAAGAATGTAGACGACTACCTATTACGACCTTTGGGAGAAGGGTTGTTTAGGTTTAATATGCAGTTTGACTATGACCCACAAATAAAAGGTGACTTAGAAGTAAGGGCAAGAGGTACAGAAAGTCTTATGGCTAACGAAGTACGTAGTCAGAGATTGATGCAGTTCTTACAAGTAGCAAGCAATCCAGCACTTGCACCGTTTGCTAAGTTCCAATACATTATCCGTGAGATTGCAAAATCTATGGAACTAGACCCCGACAAAGTTACCAACAATATGGATGAAGCCGCTATTCAAGCAGAACTGATGAAAGGCTTCCAACAAGAACAGCCACAAGAACAAGGCGCACCAGCAGGGGCTAACCCATTAGACCCAACAGGTGCAGGTGGTGGTAACATAGGAACAGGACAAGTACCAGTTCCGGGTGAACAAGGATTTAGTGCAAATGGACAGACAGCAGATACTCAGCAAACTCAAGCCCCTAGTGAACAACAACCGCCAGTGGGAAGCGTTCAGTGATTATATTGATATAGTAATAGAACAACATCAAAAAGTATTAGAACAAACAGATGATGCAATAC